CTTGCTATAACAAACAAACTGGTATATTTTAAAGTATGCTACAAAAACTTAACTTCAAACCCGGATTCAATAAAATGGTCACAGATTCAGGAGCTGAATCTCAATGGGTAGATGGCGATTTTGTTAGATTTAGATATGGACTACCTGAAAAAATAGGTGGATGGTCACAACTCACTAATTCAAATAATACATTACCAGGTGCAGCAAGAGCACAGCATGCTTTTACTAGTATCGCTGGTGAAAAATACGTAGCAATTGGTACATCACAAGGTTTATTTTTATTTTATGAAGGTGAGTTTTTTGATATTTCTCCGATAGATGACGATGTAATTACAGGAGCCACTTTTACAGTTACTTCTGGGTCAGCAACAGTTACAGTTAATAAAACTTCACATGGTTTATTAGATGGAAGGTATGTAACATTTTCATCAGTTACAGTTCCAACAAGTTCAGGTTATGCAATAGCAGATTTCACTGGAAACACTTTTGAAGTATTAAACAAAACTGCAAATACTTTTCAAATTACTATGCCAACAAACTCAGCAGGTGCTAGTAGCGGAACAGGATCTGCTCAAATTGATCCTTATGAAGTAGTAGGTCCTACTTTTCAAACTGCTGGTTTAGGTTGGGGTACATCTACATGGAATTCAAGTACATGGGGAACTGCAAGTTCAACCAGTAACGTAGTTTTAGATCCTGGAATATGGTCTCTTGATAATTTTGGTCAAGTGTTGGTTGCAACTATTCGTAATGGTAAAACATTTACATGGAACGCAGGTGCAGCTAATGCAAGAACTGTTAGAGCATCTACAACTACCTCTGGTATTCCAACAAGTAATAATCCAACTGCTACAATATTAACGCAAGTATCCGATAGAGATAGACATCTATTTCATTTTGGAACTGAAACAACGATCGGTAATGCAACAACTCAAGATCCGATGTTCATTAGATTTTCAAATCAAGAAGATTTAAACACTTACACACCTACTGCAACAAATACTGCCGGAACATTTAGACTTGATAAAGGTAATGAGATTATGGGAGCAGTATCTGGTAAAGATTATACATTAGTTTTAACAGATACGTCTGCGTATGTAATTCAATTTGTTGGAGCACCGTTTACATTTAGTGTTAGACAAGTGGGTACTAACTGTGGATTGATTGGACAAAACGCACTTAGTTATTCTGACGGTAAAGTATTTTGGATGTCTGGTGAAGGTGGATTTTTTGTTTTTGATGGTACTGTAAAAGCTTTACCATGTTTAGTAGAAGATTTTGTATTTACGACCACTGGAGATAATTTAGGTATAAATTATAGTTCTAGTCAATTAGTTTACTGTGAACACAATAGTTTATATAATGAAATAAACTGGTTTTACCCTTCAGCAAATTCAGAACAAATTAATAGGTGTGTAGTATATAATTATGGAGAAAATATTTGGACCACAAGTTCACTTGATAGATCAAGTTATATTGATCAAGGAATTTATGATTTACCTTACGCAACTGATTATGAAAAAAATGCTACACCTAATTTTCCAATACAGGGAATTACAAATAAATTTGGAGCATCTATTTATTATGAGCATGAAAAAGGAACTGATCAAGTAAATAGTTCAGGCACTACGTCTATTGATGCTTTTATTCAATCAGGTGATTTTGATATTACTGCATCTATGAACCTGTCTGGACAAACGACAAAAATCCCTAATTACAGAGGAGACGGTGAGTTTATAATGTCAGTTAAAAGGTTTATACCGGACTTTCAAGTACTTACAGGTAATTCTAAAATTACTTTATTATTAAATAACTACCCAAACAATACAGCAACAAGTTCGCCACTTGGTCCTTTTACAGTTACCTCAACTACTGATAAAATAAATACAAGAGCAAGAGGAAGATTAGTAGCGGTTAAAATAGAAAACGACGCTGTAGGTGAGACATGGCGTTATGGTACATTAAGGCTGGATGCTCAACCAGATGGAAGAAGATAATGGCTAAAATAGATAACTATATACCAGAACCCAAACCAGAGTATGATGTAGAAAATCAAAGACAGATATTAGAGTCCTTAGCTACTTTACAAAATCAACTTAATTTTTCTTTTCAAAATGACTTGAAAGATGAACAAGATATATATAATTATTTTTTATCATGACAATACAATATAAAAACGCTAGTAAGGTATTAACTGGTACAGCTATGACAACTGTTTTAAGTATAAGTACTTCTTCTATTGCAATTGTAAAATCTGTATACATATCTAATAATAGCACCGGAGCTGTATTAGCTAATTGTGATTTAAGAGATTCTTCTGCTAGTACGGACATAGAATTTTTTAGAAAAGATATACCAGCTACAAGCACTATCAATGCTACTGAACAAGGGTTGAATTTAGAAGCAGGAGATGCTATAAAAGTTCAAGCAGAAACCGCTAATAAACTTGAAGTAGTAGTTGGTTATGCTTTAATAGACAGGTCACAACAGAATGGATAATGATATATTAAAGATTGATTGCACTACAATCACAGTTCTAAGAAATACTAGAACCAATAAAGTATATAAAGATGAAGCAGAGAAAGATGCTGATATAGCTGATCCTAACACTGAAACAGTTGCAGAACATATTGCGCAGGATCTAACAGTTCAAGTATCACCGAAAGGATTAAATTTATTACAGAAAGCAATGGATGACAATAAAAAATCAAACACCTAAAGGTGGAACTGAGTTACAATTTAGTTACTTAGAAAAATACGTAGATAAAGAAATATTAGATCAGGTACAAATTACAACGTCTGTACCAGAAAAAATTCCATTACATCCAACTAAATTAAATATTCTTTGGCAAAAAAATTCTTGGGATCAACCTAATATAACTCCTTGGTTTAAAGATAAATCTAATCATCATAAATATGATTGGTATGTATTTAATTCACACTGGACTTTTGAAAAATTTAGAGTGGTATTTGATTTACCTTTAGAAAAATGCGTTGTTATAAAAAATGGTATAGATAACATTCAAAAAGCTGAACCCTATAAAGTTGGTCAACCTATAAAAATTATACATCAAAATACACCCTGGAGAGGACTTAGTGTGTTGTTAGGTGCTATGCAATTAGTTAAGAATCCATTAATTAGTTTAGATGTGTATTCTTCAACTGAAGTTTATGGAAAAAATTTTTACGAACAAAATGATCATGACTATAGGAAATTATATGAACAAGCAGAATCTTTACCTAACGTAAATTACATAGGTTACAAACCTAATGAATACATAAAAGAAAACATGCATAAATATAATATGTATGTTTATCCTAGTATCTTCGAAGAAACATCATGTATATCGTTATTAGAATGTATGGCAGGTGGTCTTTATTGTATTACAACTAACTATGGAGCATTGTTTGAAACAGGCGCAGAGTTTCCAATGTATATACCTTATGACAATAACTATAGAAGGTTAGCTGAAAAATTTGCTCTTAGTATAGAAGCTTCAGCAAATACTTTACATAGCACACAGATACATAATCACTTAGAATCACAATCACTTTATGTAAATATTTTTTATAATTGGGAAAAGATAGGAAATGGTTGGACTAGGTTTTTAAAAGGAGCACTCAATGCAAAAACCAAATGAACCTATATGGTTTAATAAAGATAAAACTGTAGTTGAAAATAAAGACACCTATCAAACAATAAAAACAAACATGGTGACAGAAATAAATATAGGAGAACAATCTCCATATAAAATAATGGTTTGTACTCCGTGCCACAGTGAGGTTAGCATGCACTACACACAAGCCGTGTTAAAGTTTCAACAAGCATGCTGGCTTAAAAAAATACAGTGTAGTTTTACATTATTAAAATCGTCTCTTGTTACACAAGGTAGAAACCTATGTGTTGCAGAAATGTTAAATCATGAGGACAACTATACACATTTGTTGTTTATTGATTCAGATATTGATTTTAATTCTGAAACTATTTTTAAAATGTTAGATTTTGATAAAGATGTTATAGGTGTTCCTTATCCTATGAAAACATTAAATTGGGATAAGATATGGAAAAGAAATACTTCGAAACATAGTGCTGATGATCTAGCAAAATCAGGTTTTACTTTTCCGGTTAAGGTAAATAACCCGGATTCAATTACCGTGGACCAGGGACTTATAGAGTTAACACATGCTCCCACTGGATGTATGTTAATTAAAAGAAATGTCTTTGAAAAAATGATTAAAGAGTACCCTCATTTAGAAATATTTCAGCCTACTATTATCAACGGGGACGAGGTTAAAAAAGAAAATATGTATAATTTATTTGATACGTTGCATGATCCCGTTACTAAACGTTATTTTGGAGAAGATTTCGGGTTTTGTCAAAGATGGGTTGATATAGGTGGTAAAGTATATGCTTATATTAACGATTATATAACCCATGTAGGCGAATATTCTTATTGTGGACGTTTTAAAGATGATCTAGAATAGACTAAATGACTTGTCAAAGAAGTTGACGAAAATACAAAAATAAAATAAAGTGTGGTATTTCAGGACATCCATGCCTGCTTAACAATTTAGATTTATTTGGAGAACAAAGAGTGATTAAAAAACCAACACTACAGGGTGGAGTACAAAACTACCTAGGTAAACAAAAAGAAGTTACAGCCCCTATAAAATGGAAATCTAGTCCGGATCATCCTGAGACAGAATTAGCATATATTACAAAAGCAGAAAAAGATTTACTTGTTAAAAAAGATTTACATGGCTCATTAAAAGGTGGTGTCAATAGAGGACCATCAGGTATCATGAGTTTAAATGGTTTTGGGTCAGCAGACCCAGATCAAAACGTATCTGGATCTCAAATGAGTGCAGCTGAAACTGGTAACTTTAGTGGATTCAGTGGAACAGGTGCAGGAGAAGGTCCTGAACTACCTCCGGGGGTTGATAGAAAACCTTCACAATTAGCACAAGACATACGGTCTGCAGCAATTGCAGCAGGTGCAGGACAAAGAGTTAATCCAGGTTTTTTTGATAGTAGAAATACAATATCTCCAATTGAATTAGCAAGAGCTAAAGCGTTTGCAAAAAATCGTGATAATATGTTTGCAAGACAAGCTATGAGAAACACAAGAGGTGGTGGTCTCATGAGTTTCTTTACAAGCGGTGGATTTTT